CCTGACCATTGATATTCTGGATCTATCTTGACGGTAGATAGGAAATTTCCTTGTGGTACAGGTGATTCGGTATATGAAGCAGCACTCAAATCATCTACTATACTTTCTTCAGTAAGTAGATATTTTGAAATCATAGGATCGTTAAATGCACTTAAAAGTTCATCAGCTATTTCTTTGCTAAGCATACAACCAACTCCAAACTTTTCACCTCCTGCATCATGAGAACCAACTATTACTCTATTTTGGAAATTACCAGTTCTACAAAATATAAGAGCTCCACAATCACCAGGGGCATGAGTCTGGTTATATTTCCACGATCTAGGAAGAGGATATGACTTTCTGTCTATTCCCTCTTTTGTAGTTCCTTCAAAAATTTTGTTAATTTCTTGATAAGCCATAGGACTAGCTTGTGTATGTTTATCTCTAATAACTAAAGCTCCAAGGTCTCCATCTTTACCTTCTTTAAAGGTAGAACTTACAATACTAACATCAATTGCTGAAAGACCTGCCAAAGTTGACAAATCTTTTTCAGTAACCAAGTACTTGTAAACACCAGTAGAATTAATTTGAGCTGTTCTAATGAAAAGCAAACCTTGATCAGTAGCTCCACAATTTCTTGTAGTATACAAATTATTGATAAAATCCTCACAAGTCATTTTATAAACAATAGTTTTTAGAGGATTAATAAAAGTTATAGTACCTCCTTCATATTTGGGATCATCCATTAAGTCTTTCATAGTGAAGGCATAGTGTAATTGCACATAAAAATACCTACTTAACAAATTACTACATTGACCAAAACGTGAAACCTTAGCCTCATCGCCTTCTTTAAAAGTAACGTACATAATAAAGAAATATTTGTTCATAACTTTTGCAATAGTATCATTAACACCACCTTGTTTACCAAAATCAGAAAAATCCAATCTGGGAACAATTTTTGTGGCGAATTCCATATTAAAAAGTCCTTGAGGCATAACAGAAGGCAGACTACTTACATATCTATCAAGAGTGACATAGTTTTTAGCATTGTTAATTTTAGGTCTCAATAATTTCTTGCTACTATGTTTCATCATTGTCTTATTATCAACTGATTGCGGAATAAGATTCTGTTGTTCTATTTTTGAATCAGGGAAAAAGAAATCATGAACAGCAGTAGCCATAAAATAAATACCTACTACCAAGCCTGATCCAACAGCCAATAAACCTATCAAAAATGCGTAATTCTCACGAATCCAGTTCTTAAACTTATTATAACCTGAGACTACTCTTATCCAGATATTTCTACTAAAAGACAGAGAACTTTCATATTCAGGAAATTCAACTTCATTTGATAAAGGATGTAGCCCAGCATTCATTCTCTTCTGGAAAATCCTTA